GCCCATATCCTCCGGGCGGAAGCCAAACGCGGCCAGTTCGCTTGTGTCAGGGCCTTTCGCGTACAGCCTACGGGCAGCGTCGATCAGTTTTTTCGGCGGGCCTGCACGATCTCGTCGGTGTAGGCCTGGGAAATGGCATGGCCGGCGCCTGCGTAGTTCTGGCACAGCAGCTCGAAGTTTTCGGCCTCGGCCTTGTCGTCCAAGTCCCAGCCGACCACGCAGCCGGCGAGCACTTCAGCGTCGGTCTTGCCCTGGATCTCTTTGATCCACTCGTCCAGCGCGGTGCGGGTGCGGTGCTTGAATTCGACCACTACGACAGCAGAGTCACCGCCATGGATAGGCAGCTCTACTGGCTTCTTGAACGTCGGCGCAGCCTTGAGGCTGAATTTAACGGTCATCTGTTGCTCCAGAAAAGGAAAGCCCGCACGGGTGGCGGGCTACGGTGGTCAGGCCGAGTAGCGCATTGGCTCGGAAGTGAGCGAGACAGTCGCCTGCAAGCCCATGATCTCGTTCTTGGTCAGGGTCGGGGTCTTGTTCAACGTCACATACCCGTTGTAGAGGATGCTCGACTGCGACGGCAGGGTGATGCGCACGGCGCGCGGCACGCGATCATCGTTAGCGGCAGACAGCAGCGCGTACCAGGGCAGCGATGCGTCGTCGCCGATGGTCATTGCGAAGCTTGATGCCGACTTCACGGTCGGGATCTGGTGCTCTACGTCTTCCTCGAGGAACGAGTAGGTCACGAACTGCTGCTCGCCACCCGAGGTGGTGAACTCCAGCACCTGAGTGATCTGCACCCACGTCAGGATCTTGCGGGCCGAGCCAGCGCCACCGCCGACCGGGTACAGGTTGACGTTGCTGGTGTCCACGCCTTCGAGCACGTAGGCGTCAGTCGTTTGCGATTTCACGCGGACGATGCGGCTATTGAGGCGTGACCAGCCGGAAGTCAGTTCGAGGATGTCACCAGCCACGAAGCCGTGGGCCACAGAGCTGACGGACGCCTCGGCGGCGTTGCTGATGGCGGTGATGGTCTTCGGCGCCGCGTAGGTGTTGGCGGCGGCAACTACCGCGCCGTTGGGAAGCGAAACAGACATGGGTTTTCCTCATGCTCAAATGAAAAAACCCGCACAAGGCGGGCTCTGGTGTTGCTCTGCGGCGGGTCAGTTGGTGTCGGCGCGGTACTCGAACGACGCGGAAACGGTCAAGTTGCTGTCGACCTCGATGTCCGGGCCTGGCTCGACCGGCGTCAGAGTCATGACCGTTAGGCCTGACTTGGTGTGCCGGGCATTCAGCGGGAACAATGCGGCGAGCTCGTCGACAATGCCCTCGGCTTTGCCGGTGCCACTGCCTGCCGGTGTCACGACGTTGACCTGAAACAGCCCGGTATAGGCCCTATGGTCGCCGCCCAACGTCTCGCTGCTGGTTCCGGCTGGCAGCGTGAAGGCCGCGAGATAGGTTTCGCCGGGCGCCTGAGTGAATGTCACGCCTTGATAGGCGATGCGCAGTAACGGCGTTCTGGCGGCAGCCCAGGCAGCAAGGCGGGCCTCGTAGATCTGGCGGATGGTTCGATGGCTCATACCTGTTGATTCCTGACTGCCTCGTTGACGATTGCCTGGAAGCGGGCCAGGGTCACCCTGACCATGCCCTGGGGCGCCTGCGTCGAGTGGCCGTATTCCAGCGGGATGGCGTATGGCAGGTTATTGATCAGGTAGGCCGTCTGACCGGCCGTGAAGTCGCTGACGGCCGCAGCGATAGCGGCAATAGCCTCCTTGCCCTGAGGATCGAGCTCGTTAAACGTGACGCTTTCGACCACGTCGATGGACAGATGCCAGTTCCCGCGGAAACGACCGCTGTCGACCGGCGACATGCGGATCAGGGAGTTGCCGACCTCGATGATGATCTCGCGCAGGCTGGCGTCGATCGCTTCCGTCGCCTGCTCGGCGAACTTGGCCAGCTCCAGGGCGAAGTTGCCCGATTTCCCGCCGTATTTGGCCTGCATCTTATTGGCCATTACGCACGCACCTGCAGTTCATACAGCAGCGGCGTGCCGGCCGGGTTGATCTCTTTCAGCGGCGGGACGATCGAATACGTCTTGCCGTCGGCAATTACCTCGTTCAGCAGCGACGGCGCCGAAGTCAGGCCCTTGGCGGCCAGTTTCAGCTTCTTGTCACCCTGCTTAATCAGGCTATTCGCCTGGAACTCCAGGCCGGTGTAGTCGGCCAGGATGCCCTGCCCCTCCTGCTCGGTGATCGTTTCCGATGTCGTCTCGCTCGTCGCTGAGTCATACCCGCCAGGTGTAACGATGCGCAATGTTATTTTCTGGCCAAATTCTGAGATCATATCCAGCGCCATAGCGGCCATATCGTCGTAAAACCCCATACAGGCAACTCCAGGGAGCAAAAATGAACAACGTGGAAAAATCCGAGTACCTGAATGAAGGAATTCGCAGCCTGCAAGAAGCAATCCGAACAGAGAATCCACTGGTAGTGGCGATAAAGTTCTCCTTACGGGTAAGGCTTAAAAAGGTGCTTGAGGGAACAAGGGGAATGGAAATTTACGACGCTCTAGTAAACCGTCTTATCTCTATAAACCTGCCATTTCAAGAAGAGGAATTACTAGCTATCAGCGATGCGATCAAGGTGAGCTCTTATCCGTCATATATCGACGTTTTCCCTAAGGAGTTGTTCATAATCGACTTGGGTATATGATTAGGCACGAACCGCAAACAAGCCACGCTTCTGGAGATAGTCGGCAAATTGAGTAGCGCTCGGCCGATCCGGCGCCGCCGGCAACAGCCGGCTGCTGGTGTTCAAAATTGTCGCGTATTCGCGAGTTACAGCGCCCTCGACACGCTCCAGCGTGACGGCACCTTTGCGTTTCTCTGGCGGATCAATGTCGTCCTGATAAATCTCGGCGGCCAGGGCCATCTGACCGTACTGGATTCGCGCCGGTAGGTAGTTGTCGGGCTTGATCTCGCAATCCAGCTCAACGCCCCGCCGCGGCCAGGCCAGTGCTTGATCGCTGCTGGTCTTGCGCCCTTTCCAAGTCATGCCATTCATCGCCAAAGCGGCCCGGCGCAACAACGATTCCTGTGTCGGTACATCCACAGGAAGGACCAAGCCAAACTTACCGGCGTAAACGACCAGGTTCGCGGCGCTTGCGTAGCTTTCGGCGTCAGACTTGCTGGTGCCGTCCTCGATTATGAGCGTCATGGATCAACTCGCTGAAATGAGTTCTGAATAAGTGGCCACCGGCTCACCGGCAGCCAATGAATTACGCAGCGGGCAGTTCGGCGATGAGCCTTTCCAAGGACTCTTTCGAGGCATTGGCGCGGTACGCCACACCGGCGGCATCGAGTTTAGCCTTCAGAGCTTCGACCTCCTGGCCCTCGGTCTTGAGTGCAGCGAGCTCGTTACGTAGATTCTCGTTCTCCAGGGCAAGCTCGTCACGCGCACCGGCCAGATCTTCCATCCGAAGCCGAATGCCATCGAGCGCTTGGAACAGTCGGATTGCGAGCTCGCCGGCTTCCGGCTTTTCGATTTCGCCAGTGTCGAGCCCATCAATAACAGAGCGGACCGTATCGCTTTCGATGCGCAGCTTGCCGATCAGGTCTTCCAGTTCGGCCTGGCTGTTGCCTGTGCCTACAACCAATACTGGATGCTGCTCGACTTCATTGATCGTCACGTCGGGCACTTCATCAGCAGCATTTTCGCGGCTGCCGGTAGCGCTAGCGTCGATGATGCGCAAGCCATGCTCCTTAGCCAACGTCTTTACGTCTTCCTGGTACTGGTGGAACGGGCCAGGCAAATACCAGATGTTTTTGTTGCTCATAATCATGTCCTCGCCAAACCGGGCACTGGGCCCGGCTCGGCTGTCAGGGTTACTTGGAGGCATCACCGATCAGAGCAACACCGGCGGTGTGCTTGATGCTGGTGGCGGTCTTGTCCCAGTTGGTACCGGTCGCCAGCTCGGCGTCGGTTGGCGACTTGCCACCGGTGGTGGTGTCCCAGGTGTAGCCCTTCAGGCCCAGACCGAAGGTGTAGTCGGTTTGGAGCGTGGTTTCGATACGCTCCTTACCATTGGTGGTCTGGAC